GAGATCCCGCCAATGATTTGACTGGACCTGAAAATGTCGATTTTGCCATATTAAGTCTCCTTAATGAATTCTATCGTCTTGGCTTGTCTGCTAGGTCAGTCGATAAAACAATTATAATTACCCTAGTTCTGCTTCATTCTATATCATAGAATGAAAAAAGAAAAGGGATCCGAAGACCCCTTTCCCTTTAAACATAAAAAAGTTTATGCTCCTGGTGATCCGAAGATTCCTCTCCAGTCACTCCAACCAAAACTATAACGCTCTCTAGCTTTGTATCTAACATTTCCAGTTTCAAAGTCACCTTCCATATTAGTTGCTACAGGCGTTCTAACGAAATGTTTTAATCCGTTAGGTACGTCAGTTTTGATAAAGAAAGCATCAGTATCTGTTAGATAATGATTTACAACATAGCCTTCAGAAATCATTCCCATGTTTCTGATTGCGTTGATGTCATTATCTGAAGTACCAACTCTTCCAGGAGTTTCCATGAGTCTATCAGCAACAAACTGTAATGCAGGCGGAATAATTAATTTTTTCGCTTGTGCATTAACTTTAAGATTTCTCTCATCTTTGAAATCAGCGATGTCAATCAACGCTTGTTCAAGAGAAGTCTCGTTTAAGTCAGCTGCAGTAGTCAACTCATTTTTTAGATCCACGTTAGCAACAGTAGGGTGGTCTGTAGCACAAAGCTCTTTTCCATCTCCACCAACATATGAAGAACTAAACGCATTGTTTAATACGTTAGCTGCTTTCACTTGTTTAGTTTGTTGCATAGACCTAGCTAAAGCTCTTGTGTATCTTGAAGATAGTGTATCGTAGAGGTTATCTTCGATCGCTTCTTCTGTCAACGCAAACGCTAATGCTATAGTCTCGTGTGTGAAACGTGATGTCCAGGATTCTTGAGCTGTATCATAAATGACCGCTGCTCCTTCTCCTTTAGTCGGTGCTTCACCAAACCCACTTAACATTACTTCTTCCTCGAATGCTCTTTCAGAACTCTCGGTGTCGAAGATGTCTTCGTGCTCGTTATTGTATCTCTCATACTCTAATCCAAAGAGAGCATGGAGTCCAGGTACTAGTTCTTTGACTAGTTGGGCTCTATTAATTGCCATTATTTATTCTCCTTAGATTATACAGCAAATGTGTTAGTAGGGAATGTGAATAATCCTCTCGCATAAGCACCTATTTCATTGCTTGGTTGCGAAGCGAATCCAACACATAACGCTACACCACTTGATGTTGTTGCAGTCACACCCTCTTTTGATCTACCGTTGGTTGTAGAACCAGCAGTAGTGGAGAGAGTGTATTTGTTACCGATGAAGCTTACGGCAGGTGTTCCTGCTGTAAATTGAGCCTCGTAAACGATGCCAGGATCGTTATAAACGAGAGCTTCTGCATCGGCACTTCCTAGTGTCGCAGTGTCAGCAGTCCATACTTTCGAGAAAGTAGGAGTACCGTCAGTTGCGGTATAGTATACCCCGTAAAATACACCTGCAGGAGTACCAGTCGCCGTGCCTTGAATGACATATCCGCTAGATAGATTAACTACATCACCTGAAAATATTGATGCGTTAGTTGCACTAGCAATTCTCATTTTAGCAGGACGAATAACACCACCGTACATATGATATGCGGGAGTAAAACCATCTGGTTTATTTGTATTAGCCATGATTGTCTCCTTTGCTTATATACATTGTTATTATTAATTTCCTTTGTCGGTAGGTTTACTACCGAAAGCAACTTTAGAAGTCCTTTGGATATCACTATCTTTTATAGGCATTCTAGCGTCGCTTTCTCGCATATAGTTCTGGTCTACACCGTCCATAGCAGTTTTTGCTTGGTTTTGAAAATACGCTGTGCGTTCTTCGGCGGTTTCAACGGGTACTTTAGCGAGGATTAAACCTCCAACCCCAATTACTCCTTTATTACTTCCACTATCTACAGTTGGAGCTTCAAAATCAGGATAATCTTCTGCTCTCACAGGCTCATATCCTTCTCTAATACGTTTAGACATATTAGATTTATCATCTATCCCTCTAGTAGCTTCTCTAATCCACCTGAATTGATATCCAGGAGGAGCTTCTGGTGCGTCTAACATTGACGGGGGTTTCCAAGGCGTTCTGCGAGTTTGAGAGTCTCGTGTCTCGGCAGATCGTGAGTTACGATCAGTTTTGACTTTCATTTCATCTGTCATTTTATACTCCTTCGATATGCTTAGCATATTCTTCTAGCGGCACATTTAATCTTTTAGCTATTGCTACTTGACTTGGTGTGAGCTTGATTTTGCGTGATGATTTTTTACCACTAGCACCTCTGCTACTGGCAGCAACCTGTTGCACGGGGGCAGATTGCTCGTTAGAAAACTTGTGTGGAAAATTTTCAGCCATACGTTTATCAACTTCGGCATAATAAGCATCTGAAGTCGGGTCTATCCCTCCCTCAACTAATTCTTTATGTATTCCAAATGCTGCAAACGTCATTGCTTGGTCATCTCCGAACCATGTGTTTCGTTTTGCCCACTCCTCTGCTTTTGGATCAGGTCCAGCAGCCTGAGGCTGTAACGTAGGCTTATACGCTTCTACAGGAACTTCTTGAGGTTGATTTTTCTCTCTAAGTTGTTGCTGAGCTGATAATCTTCTAAGATTTTCTGCTTCGGCACTTGCTCTAGAAAGTTTTTCAGTTGCTTCTACAACTGCTGCACTATCTCCCACTTCTTGAGCTTCTTTTAAAAGCTGTTTAGCTCCCGCTATTTCAGATTGTACTCTATTATCATACTCTTTGAAAAGGGAAGAGTCTGAATTCTTTAATTTTTCTTTTAAAGTAGATGCTGTTTGATTAACACTTTGAGCGTAATTAACGGCTTCATCTCGCTGTCTTTCTGCTTCTCGCATCTTATAGGTTAGTTTATCAATACGTTTTTGTACTGATTCACTAATCTGATCTAGCTCGTCTTTTGGTTGAGCTTCTTCTACAGGTTGTTCTTCAACTATTTCGTCTTTAATTGAATTATCAACATCTGCTTCTCTTACGTCAACTTCGCCTTCGGGAAGTTCTAGTTCTATTTTTTCTGCTTCATTATTTTGCATGAGTCCTCCTCAAGATTGTTATGATAAAATTGCTTCGGGATCATCAATAGTTGCTAAAATTTCGTCATCATTCAAAAGTCGCATATCGCCACCTTCTATTTGAAAACGAGCTCCAGCATATCTACCAAAAATTACCCAATCACCTTTTTTGCACCAAGCTCCTTCAGGAAACTTGTGCGGGTCACTATAAGCGTCTGGTCCCATTTCGACAACATAACCAACTACCGTTGCAAGTCTTTCTTTGTCAACAGTTGCTTTAGCTAAATGTATGCCGCCTTTGGTCACAGAAGATTGTGTGAAAGGTAATATTAAAATACGATACCCCGTTGGACGTGGTAACGATTCCGCATGAGAGTCTAAGTTATCGGGGGTGATTATAGGCTCATCTGCTTGTGCTAAAGCAGCAGCTCCTCCACTACCAAAATTATTTACTCTATCAGGAACAGTTTTTGTTTCGACTTTATTCGTCATTTGCATCCTCCATATTAGAATGTAAAGTTTGAATTTCCTGTTCAGCGAAACTCAAACCCGCTATTTCGCCAACTATCCTTTGGTATTGTTCAAAATTCTCAACACTTCCAGAAGCTAACGTTTGCGTAAGAGCTTCTTTTCTCTCACGATATTTACGAAGCAAATGCTCCGTAGCTAAGATATAGTCCATTTACTTAATGTAATTATACCAAAGAAGTCCTTTAGTTTGTCCGTAAGCAGCCTTTACTTTAGACTCTTTACCGACAACCTTGCCTTTTGCGTCAGTGTTTACTTCACCAGCAGTAACAGACTTAGTTTTAGTGCTATCAACCATTGCTGGTTCACTAGGTGCAGGTCTATTAGCCTTTTTTGAAGGTGACGGATAGGCTTTCATCTTGTCGTCGTAATACTCTCGCATTATTTTTCTCCATTTTGATTTCTACTATCCCTAACTGTTTTTACCAGTTCGTTATAGTTTTTATCAGCGTCGGCTTTCGCTTTCAGCTCTAATTCTTGTAATTCTATAGCAGATTTAGTGTCTTGTACTCTTAAATCCGCTTCTATCTTCTCACGTTTAATTTGTGCATCTAATTCAGTTTTCATAGCAGCTAGTTGTGCATCTCTTGCATCATCTTCTGTTTTTTGCATTAATTGTTCTTTTTCTAATTGTAACTGCTGCTGGAACATTTCCATTTGTGGGTTTTGTTGTGCTGCTGCTACGGCTTGTGCCATCGCTTGTGCTTGACCTGTAACTTGTTGTGTTGCTTGAGCTGCCATCATAGCTATTTCGTTCATCATTTCAGGCGGCATAGGTTGGTCTAGTTGTGGAAGCGGTTGTCCCATTGCTTGTTCTACTTGTTGTCTATATAACATTGCCTGATGTTCTTGTATATTTGCACCTATCGCTTGCATAGCTACAGGGTTTTGTTGTATCATCGGGTTTTGCATAAAAGCACTATGTGCTTGTATATAAGCTTCGTGATTTTGAAACGGATAAGCTTTTATAGGATTACCAGTCATAGCTGATTGTTGATCACTAATAGGGTCACGTGGAGGTACTTCTTGTTCAGGAGGTAATAACGCGTCAATGTCTTTTATGTTTAACGCTATATACATTTTTCTATAAGATTCTCTCAAATCATGTAATTCAGGTGCCGCTTGTGCCATTTGTAGTTGGGCTTGGGCTAAAGTTATTCTTTGAGTCATACTAAAAATATTAGGATCACTTACAGGAATAACATCTACTGAATTATCAAAATCTTGTTTAAATACGTTTTCTGAAGCCCCTTGTACTTGATAAGGATATTCAGCAGGTAAAAACTCACCAAACACTCTTTTTAATATTTTAAACTCACCTCTTTGTGCATAATGTAATCTTTTATGAATTGCGGACATAACTCTTTGTCCTTTTTCCATAAGTGCTACGGTTGTTCCTACAGGAGCTTCAGAGTTGCCATCGCCTGTTGGATTTTCTACTGTAGCCGCAAATCTTTTACCAGAGTCAACTAAAGCTCCTAATAACGTAGTTAAAGTGCCGCTTGGTTCTTTATATGGCAAAGGAAGGAAAGCATCTTGCAATCTTCCGCCTGGAGCGTCAACATCACGCCATTCTCCTGGCTGTAACGGATCATCATGCTTTTGAATGTTTAATCCACGTGATTTAAAGCCTGCTGGAAGGTTAGAAAGCGTTCCTGCGTCAATTAATTGACGTAAAATCGCTGTAACCGACTTAGTTAAGCCGCCCATCATGTGAATTAACCCAAAACCGTAAAAACCTAGTCCTGGAAGGAACTTATAATGCGTAAAATGTTCAATTTTCTTACGCATTGGGTCTTTTTCGTCATAATTTGGTCTAATTGCAAGAACTTTGTTGTTATCTTTGCAAATAGTTACAATATAAGGCAACGCTAAGCCTGTTTCTTCACCGTTTTCGTCTTTATCTTGATATCCTTCTAAATCTAAGTCAACATGCATCTCTAAAAGCGTAAATTCTTCATCATTTATAGTTCTAGTTAGTCCTTGTAACTCATCTAGCTTTTCATCAACGTCTGTTTCTTGTATTCCGCTTCCTGGAGACGCCATATCAGTGTCTACATAAAAACCTGATAGTTGTAATTTACGTAATTCGTTTTCATTCATGTGAATTACATGAGTAATTCTAGGAGAAGTTAACAAATCTACCGCGTAATACGGAACAACTAAATCTTCTGACTTAACAAACCGTGCTACGGCACGTCCAACTGCAGGATCATAGTAAACTTTTTTAAATGCAGAACCAGATAACGGTAAATAAAATAAAAGTTGATCCATTTCTGGGTCATATTCTTCCATTTTATAAGTTATTTGATAATTCATGAAGTTTTTAACACGATTTGCTTTTTCCATTTTAGCGTTATCGGTCATTCCTAAAACTTCTGTGTCAACAGGTCCACCTGCTGGCAACATTTCTTTGTATGCTTGTGCTTGAAATTGTGTTACGGCTTCTGCGAGTATCGGATGATGAACTCCTGAAGCACCAACAAAAGGTTGTGACCTCGAATCAGAATTTATTCCTAATAAATCTAACCCTTCGGTGTATGTTTGAAACCAATCACTTCTAGAATCTAAATCGTCTTCAAAAGAACCAACTAATTCTGCTGCAATTGTGTTTAATTCGTTGTCATCTAAAGTTTCTGCTAAGTTTTCTCCAAACTTAGAAACTGTTTCTTCTGGCATATCGCTGCCTCGAATAATAGAACCGTCAGGTTGCACAAAAAGCTCAGTTTCTTCTTCGGGTTGTTCCATAATCTCAAGCTCTATCGCTTCTTGATTATTAGGTACTGCAGAAATTGCTTGTTTTTCAATAGCCATGTTGATAAATCATAGTATGATTTTGATTAATAATAAACCCTTTCGCCATCATAATACTCCTCTTCCTCTAAATAGTCACTGGTTAATTGTAAAAAACCACCTTCTCTAAACCTTGCTAACGCTAATGTTGTAGCATCAACTAGGTCATCGTTTTCGCCTCCTGGAAAATCAGAAACTTCTTCCATGAGTTCTTCTCCGAATCTGTTATCAGGCACCCAAACGCGTCCATCTTGAAAAATAGGTGACACAGAATTTAACCTTGCGATTTTATCTTGACCTTTTCCTGGACTAAAAGTATTTACGGGAATACCTACTCTACGTAATTCTTGTACTAATGGAATACCACTAGCTTTAGCCTCAATAATTACGGTGTCTGGTGTCCAATATTCATACAAACGTAATGCTTCTGCTTTTAATTCAGGAAAATCAAAACGTTCTTTGATACAATCTATTAAAATTAAATGTGCTTCGTTACCGTGATATATTTCTTCACCGATTTTCCCTTCAGGATAAAAAACTCCCCACGTTGTTATCGCAGTAAAGTCAGCTCTTTCTGATTTTAAAAACGCTGTATCGTAACTTTGTATTAAATAATCGCAAGTAGGTGGTTTATTTTCATCCCAAATTTTAAACCATTCTTTAGGTATAATCGAAATACCTTCACCTGTTGGTCTTTGCATGTATTGTGCCGCCCACTTAGACGGACTAACCGATGCTTTTATGCTTTCAAGTTCTTCTAGTTTCCAAAATTCTTTCCAAAGAGGGTTGCCGCTAGGTAAAATTGCAGGAAATTCTATAATTTCCCACTGATCAGAACCTTCATCTTGTGCCATTTTTCTAGTTAATCGACCTGTTAAGTCTTTTTTGTTCCAACGGGTCATAACTATAACGATTGCACCTCCAGGTTGTAACCTTTGTCGAGGACCTGCCATAAACCATTCGTAAGCCTCATCCATCGCTTTATCAGACATAGCGTCTTGTTCAGAGTGTGGGTCATCAATAATAAACAAATCAGCACCTCTACCCGCTAACGCACCACCGATACCTGCTGCGTAATATTCACCACCTTTATTAGTTAACCATTTACCTGCAGAACGGCTATCTGCTTTTAGTTCTGTTTCAGGAAATAATTCTTTATATTCTTCACCATCAATTAAATCCCTAACTTTTCTACCAAAATTAATTGCAAGGTCAGCGGTGTGGGTTGCTTCTATAATTTTTAGTTTAGGATTTTTACCTAATAGATAAGCAGGGAATAAATGTGAAGCAAACTCAGACTTTGTATGTCTAGGCGGCATATTAATAATCAGACGTTTTAATTTACCTGTAGCTATATCATCAAAAGCTTTCGCCATTTTTACATGATGATCGCCGTTAATAAATTCTTTCCATATAGATTGAACAAAATTCATAAAAGTGCTAGTTGACTTTTCTTGGAATTCACGTTTTTCTAATTCTTCTAATAAAACTGTAAACTCTTTAGCTTCAGCTTTATCTAAATGTGAAAGGTCTATGTTTTTTAAAGCTTTTAGCTTATCAGCGGTACTAGTCATTCAAAAAAGTTCTTATAAAATCATCTAAATCTTCGTAAGGTATTTCGTCTACTATATCTAACTTGCTTGGGTCTAAAGATATTACTGTTTCTGCTTCTCCTGTCATATTTCTCTTAGGAAAACGTAATGCATCATATCCTTCTTTAGTAAATATATCAGAAAGTTCTGTATTAATATTTGTCGGGTAATTACCCAAATCCTTTTTTCCC